AACTGGGGGTGTTATAGAAGAGAATGAAGGAAGATTATCACTTGCTAATCTAGAAAATTCTTTTGATGTTGTATAATTAATTACAATATTTCTTAAATCAGAACTATCGTCTATCTTAGAATGGTCTACATAAAATACATATCCAGCATTACTGCCATCTGTTACAGGAGCAAAATGAACAGCTCCCTGTTTATGATACCAAACAGGATGTGTAGATGTTGCTTTTTTCAAACTCGATGAACTTAAAGCAAAAGCTGATTCAGACAATGGTATTTCTTTACAACTATATCCATTTCTTTGAACATCTATTATAGAATCAGTAGAAGTAAACGATATTGCACTTCCATCCGTAGATGCTGAAGAAGCATTTTGAGACCATTTTAATAAATCTTTTGGAATACTTGCAGCTACATATCTTTGAGCATCTTCAACGCTATTAGCGGTTGGAGTATTCCCAGAGTTCGCTAGAACTGTTGCTTGTATATCTGTTACTGCCATATAAATTCTTTAGTTTATATACAGGGGGCCGAAGCCCCCCATATATTGTTTAGTTAATCAACTTGCGATAATGTTACGCTAATCTAACTATAGATACAGCTTCAGAACCTGAAACTGCTTTTGTAACATGAACGCCCCATAATGAAGAACCTACACTAAAAGCATCGTGAGTAGTCACGGGATTTTCAATATCTGCAAATCCTACAACTGTCACTCCTGTTCCAGCAGTCATTGTGCAAGTTTCATCATCTCCAGCGGTACCAGCATTGATAAATGAAAACTGAAAAGTATCTCCAGTAACACATTTACCATCACTAGCTTTGACTTTCATCGCTGCGACTATTAAAGCCGCTGTTGGAGTAGTAACTGTCCTAGCGGCAGCTGGGTCACAAGTATGAGCAAACGAATTAACCATATCTGCAGCTACAAGAACTAAATTACCAGCTAAAGTTCCATGAGCTTTGATAGAGCTATTCTGTAACCATCCGATGTTGCCATCAGCTTTGTTTTGTCCGTATAAAGGATTAGCCATGATTCATACCTCCTATTTCCAGACCGCGTGTGCTTCGGGCATTTCCCATTGCATACCGGCCTCGGTTTGAATTAAGTCAACTCTACGGTCAACACCACTATTTTCAAGAGTCTGGACTCCAACGTAAACTGCAGTATCACGATTCAATCCGTTACCAACCAATGGTCGATATGCACAATGTTTCATGTTTATACCCAACATTTTTACTCCAGTTCCGTCTAAGTGAATATTACGAGACACATTCATTACCCCATAAGGAGTATAAATCTGTGTAATATCTACACCAAAGACACTTTTCTTATTCCCGATACTAAAATCAGCTCTTCCGATAGCATCACCTAAAGTTCCGACTTTTTGTACGTTAGCAGAGAAGTAACCACTTAATTTATGCAACCAATTATATACATCAGTTGAAACCATAAATAAAGTAGCACCTGCATTGTTGTAACGTGGGTCAAGGAAATTGCTCATATCATCAAGAAAATCATCTTGAGCTTTAGTACCTGTTCCACCCATTCCAGAGCCACTAAAGATATTTCCGTAAGATACACAGAAATCAACAGCTCCTTCAGTATATTGAGCTCCATCATTATCAGTTCCTTGAGAACCAAATAACAATGATTGTTCAATATCCCATTTGTGTTCAATCAACTTTTCACGCCAGATTCTTGCAAACTCATTTGGTTCATACTTGAGAACGGTAGCACGTGTTGTGTTATCCATTGCCATAGCAGTTTTCCAAATTTGAGTAAGTCCAAATCCAGTTGAGAAAGGTTGGTCTTTCCAAGAATCTGGATAACCAGTCCCTTGAGCATGAGCTGAACCAACTACATAACATCTTTTCTTTTCAAGATATAATGCTACTGATTTAGAAGAAACATCTACAGCACTTAAAGAAGCTCCATAAGTTGAATAAGATGTTAATTCTATATCAGTGGTACCAGCAGAGCCTTTACTAATTACTTCTGTTTTAAGTATAGTAGCATATGATACAGAAGTTGTATCTACTGATATTACTTTAACAATTAAGTAATCATCTGGAGTAGTGGCGTCTCCACTTGCATCAGTCCAATCTGTCATTACTTCAGACCCATTAAAATTGCTAGAACCAGCAATAATATAAGGAATCTTAACTACAGCATTTGGTAAGAAAAATGCAGGTTGAGTGCCGCTTGCACCGGGAAGAATATCATTTCCAGATTGACCATAAATATTCTGGATATTTCCAGCAGAATTATAATCACCAATCATGCAAAAGTAGTAAATATCACCAGCGTCTACATCTGATTGAGTTACAGTTGCATTACTTCCTGCTAAGGAAGATGGAGCAGATGTTCCATGATTTGATACATAAGCGTATCGTTTGTGATACGAAGGTCTGCGTTCAGTAAATTTGAACTCAGGGTCATCCGTAGGTTTTTTAGCGACTTTAGATACAAATCGGAAGAAAGGGTCTTGAGCAATGTTCAGTTCGGAAACTCTATCCCCAAAATTGTACTTTCGTCTAAGGTCACCAGTAAGTTTACCAGAACCGGCTGACCAACTATCTGGCCCCGCCCCCGGTGTTTCTAAGCTAAATACATCAGCCATTTGTTTACCTCTTTATTTTGAGTTAATGGCCTTCAGTATAATTACATACCAAAAGCCTTTTCTAGTTCGTTGGTCGAACCCAAAATGGCATCAAAAACTGAATCGTCTGGAGATTGTTCAACAGAGGTACTGCCTTGCGTGGCTAATGTACCGGGTTGTTGCTGAACTTCTCTCATTTTATTGTGGACTTCTTGCCTTACGTTATCAGCAATTTTCCCATCCCTATTCTTACGATTCATCAAATAATAAATATCATCAAGTTCAAGAGATTTAGATTTCGCAAATTCTGTAAAATCAGACCATTGTTCATCAGTCATTTCATGACGTGAACGAAAATCGGTCTCCTTCGCTAGTTTTTGGTTTTCTACCCTCTGCCCTTGTAAAGCACCATTCAAACGACGTTGGACAATTCCATCAATCGTTGCTCCTAGCACTTTTGCTGAATCAGATTCAGGTTGAGAAAAAGCATCATCCGCATCGAACGCAAAGTCCTCATCGAGATTCAACTTCTCAGTCATTGTTTGTGGGGTTTGACCTCCACCCTCAAAATAATTCCTCACATGAGTAATTAAATTAGGGTCTTCTCGCATAGCATCAAGAATCGGCATATAAGGTTCAATTTCGGAAAGTTTTCCGTTTAACCTTTTAGCTTCTCTACTTGAATCACTATACCTTTTTTGTAAAGTATCTACTTCAGATACTTCTTCCTGAACTTCTACATTAGGGCTCGTCTGCGTGTTACCGCTTTGTTCCGAGGTTGGTTGCGAAGGTTCATCTATGATTGCACCATTGACTTGTTGGTCTAAGGTTTCAAAGAAATCCTCAGTATTCATGTCCATGACTGCACTTTGTACGTTTGTACTTTCGGGGGCCTCAATGGCGTTACCTACTTGTTCTGACATACTAATCTCCTTTTTAGAGTTTTGTTAATTTACTAAATATGTTTTATAATATTCAAGATTTATTATTGTTCGTTTTCAGAAACATCTTGTTTAGCACTTTTCATATCTGTTTTCATTTGGTCTCGCATTTTCTCAAACTCAACTTTCATCATTCCCCTTAGGAGTTTTTGTTGAGCCTCAGTTTCAAGAACATCTTTTCTTATTTCATTCCCGCCTTTATCAACCTGCATCTTTATTCCAGCCTGTACAAGTTGTCGCTGTAATGTCTCTATAGTTCCGTCTTTATCTTTCACAGCCTCTTCCATAGAAGATACCTGACCTTGTAATTGAGAATAAACAGACTTTCTTTCAATTACTTGTTTCTTATTTCTTATATCAGTTTCAGCTATCATAGCTATATCATCTATTAATCCAGCTTGGAACCATTTAAAATATTCCTCTAATAATGCCCATCTATTTACTGGCATTGTAGCTCCTGCTACTACTCTTACATCGAATCTTGCAGTAGAATAATCCTTAAATCTTCCTATAGCTTCTCCGTAATCATTATATATTTGGATATTAATCTTAACTTCTTTTTCCTGCTCTTGAGGACTTTGCCCAGCCTCGGGTTGAACTATTCTAAATACTTTTTCAACTGAGTAATGTCTTTGAGCAATCATTTGGAAACATCTTCCTAAATGCTCTAATGCAGGTTCAACTATACTTCCCATCCATGCTTTTAATCTCCTAGTCCCAAATTCGTCATTAGCAAGTAAACCTCTATATGTCTCAGTCTGTTGATTTGTGAATCCCATCATAGCAGATGGAACACCACTAATATATTCTACATCGCCTTTACCTTCTTGGACTACAGTATAAAATGCACTATTGATTGGAGCTGGTAATATAGGAGTTGGAGTAGCAAATCCTTGTCTGTATTTTAATAAAGCACCGGGAGATGAAGAATACTTTTCCCACTCATCTTCAGGGACAGCTCCTTCTTCATACATCCATCTAAGATTAGATGCTAAGTTTGCATTATGAAGCATTATCTGATGAGCTTTATTTATTTCTTGTTGCTTTCCTATTAATGGAGTAACTGCACTCATGGGATATGGAGTTCCAGTATACATATAAGGAATAGGAATAATAGGATATTCATTAATTGGTAATGTATATTCATAAAGAAATTGGTCTTCACCAACACTGCAAGTTTGCACTATTCTATTTTCAAAAAACTTTATAGAATCTAATATATTCTTTTTTGACTTTGGGTTCTTTTCAAGAATCTTATAATCAGATTCACTCATTATTTGTTGTTTAACTTGAGTAGCTGCGTCTTGAGCTTCTCCCATTAACTGCATTTCTTTTTCTTTTATAGCTTGAGCAGCCATCTCTTGGGATTTCTTTATTTCTAGCTGACCTCTTTCAGGTATAATTTCACCAGATTGGACAGCCTGTTGAATCTGTAATTCCTTTTCTATCAATCCAACTTCCACTTCTTTCTTAAAGTCTTCTAACTGCTTCTCTACTGAATCCCTTAGATTGTCCATCTCAGCGGGAGAAGGTTGTACTTTTATATAAACATTCCTATATGGGAACTTCTTTTTAGAATATGTTTCATAATATGGGATAATATCCTCATCTTCAGCATCGAGATTTACACCCATTGTAATATCTTCGGGCTGTATTGATTCTCCCAAATCTATATCTCTTTCGGAATATGAAACTATATCAGTATTCTTTGACACCTTTTTAATCTTAGCTTCAAACTCGGGAAGCATATTAATAAGTCTCGTTCTAGCAATATTCTTTCTTACTTGTATAAAGTTTGCATCTCTAAATAAAAAGTCCCTACTTGCTGGGTCTACATATACATCATAAGGGTCAAGTCTACTGAATCTCACTTCCCCCATTCCTCTATCAGCGTCTTTATCTACATCAACAAGAAAATATCCTACGCCCTTAGTTAAAGCATCGAGAGTTACTTGACTATATAGAGACTTACCATTAGATAAATACCAACAATAATCTGCAATATCTGAATGTACTTGAGCCACATCTACATCATCTCCAGTAGCTCCAACTGCCTTCCACTTAGGATTATTAGCAGTAACAAAGTATTTCATTATCTCTACAACAGGAGTCACTCTATTAACAGTGAATGTTGGCATGCCAGATTCTTCTAACTGGTCTTTCTCTTCCTTAGATAATTGCTCATCAAGATAAAAGTCGTATCCCTTTTGACTCAAATGTTGCCATCTTTGCCTATGGGAATTATTAGCTCTATCCCATATTTGCTTATTTATTTGGGCTTTTGATTTCTTAGTTGTTCTTGCCATTATTCTTTTATCTCTACATGAACTAAATCATCGAAGCTATTATCTGCTATCTCTCCATCAGAGTCCCAGTCGCCACCCCAGCGGATATTAACATTCATTTGTTTTCCTATACCACGAATCATACCACCCATATAATGAAATCGTTCTCTATCTTCCCAGTCAATCGGGTAAGGAGCGAGGTCAACAGCTTTTCCTTCTATGTGTTTGGAATATCTAGTTTTAGTTTTCCCCTGTGCTAACAATTGCTCCTGCCGCTCCTTACTCCGAAGTCCTTCAATAATGGTAACATCCATTATCTTTATAAGCTCATTTAAAACATTAACAAGCTTAACGTTTACACCTTTTAGACGCTCTTTGGAACGCCTACCGAATCTAGGCATCTACTTCTTAGCGCAACTATATGAGCGACCCTGCCAAGAAAAACTTTTAGCTCCACCCTTACAAGCTGATTTGAACTTAGACCTAAAATCACCGGCTGCTTTAGAATCTTTCTTATACTTAACGTATGTACCGCCTTTGGTAACTTCAGCTCCAACAGCTCCTCTTGAGACTTTGCCTGAAGCTTTCATCTCTTTTCGCTGTTTACTTCCACCTTTGTCGTAGACTTTCTTAGAAACTTTAGAGCCTTTTGTTCTTCCAAATCCAGCAGTTACTTTGCCTTTTTTTGCAAGTTTCCTTATCCTACGTTTCGATACGGCCTCTGATAGCCTTTTTCTTAATCCCATTTTTAATACCCTCTTTTGTTTAAGCTACTAACCAACTTTTTGATTTTCGCTTAGGTTTAAACCAACTTCTTTTCTTTTCATCCTTTTTCATATTTGGTGGAAAAGCATGAACTTGTGAGTAATAAAGACTCTCTATTGTGTCATCATGACTCATTTTGGGGCCAAAAGTAAGGATTTCGTTGATTAAATCAAACATATTTTTCCTTAAATGTACCGTTCCTGTACTAAAACGGGCCGCAAGTCCCGAATAAATGCGATTTCTCTTTTGTTGTCCACCCGGTTTCTCAGGAATTACTGCAATATCGTACTTATTTATCCTTCTTCGCTCATCATTTAGGGCCTGAAAGATACTTCTATTCATAGCAACGTCTTCTACAGTGGATGACATACAGTTATATTTCTGATGCAATTCTAGGATTATATCCACAACTCCTTTCTTTCCAAGTATCTCACCAGTCTCTGGATTCTTAGAACCAATAGTAGGGATACTTCGATGTCTCTCATATTCTAATACATATAATTCATTATTAGTATCAATAGCAATAACCATTATTACTGAGAAATCACTATGCTTAGTATCTATGTCTGTTGCAGGGTCGCAACCAATGAATGTATTGACAGGAATATCATTATTATCCTTAACAATATAATTAATACCATCTTCATTTTTGAAGTAACCTTCCCAGTATCTGATGTGCTCTCTTCTCCAGATAGCATCTTCTTCACTCATAACCTCCATCATATATTCTTGGTAAAACTTTTGAGGTTGTCCAGAATCTGCGTAAAATCTTTTCTTTTCTTGTATTTTTTTTAATGGAAAAAACGATTCCCACAATGGAGTATTCTCATCAAGTAATGCCTTATAAGTTATTACTTTCCATGAAAATTTCTTATTATCTTTTTTAGCTTTTTCGTGATTAGTTATAAGATTATTAATAAAAGAATCATAATGAACAGGAGTACCATTAACACGCAACCTCCCAGTATGAGGCTCAATAGCAGGATAAACAACCGCAGTAACCAGATTAGCATTTTTATCTCTGGCTTCTTTTGTGATTGTATTTGCTTCGTGTTCGAAGTCATCGAGTACGATGAGGTCGTATCTTTTGTGGAGTTTTGCACCACCTCTGATTCCTGCAACATTGCTTTTACTAATAAGTTTACATCCATTTGATAACTCTATATCTTCTTCTGTCCACTTTCTACCTCTCATAGCTCCAAAGTAGTATTTAATTTTATCATTATATTCTAAGTGATGTTTAATATAATCCATATTACCAACACTAAGCTTTTGCGTAGCAGAAACCCAAGCATAAAATAAGAAATTTTCTCTTGTTGCAAATACAAAGTCTTTAATGATTGATGCTTTAGTAAGTACGGTCTTGCCATGACCACGAGGTATAATGATAGCAGTTTGTTTTACATTTAGATTATCAATAGCATCTGCTACTTCATAATGAAAGAAGGGAGTCTCACTACGCATGAAATCATCTGGTAGGAATAACTTCCCAAATGATATAAGGTCTTTACTAGCTAATCGTAGGGCTTCTTCAGCTTTCGTTATGTTCTGGCTGTTTATATTTGCCATCTAAAAACTCTTTAAATTTATCTTCGTTGCCTTCCATTTCAATATAATCATTGAATAATGTTTCTAATGTTCTTAATCTCTGGATTATAAATTGGGTAGTCATAGATATTTCTTCTATTGACCTTCTTAAATCATGCTTACTATATGTCTTTTTTTTCTTCATTAATTTTCCCAACAGTGGATACCTTCTTTTTTAAATTCTATAGTAGTCCAACCAGTTCTTACAATAGGGAAGAAAGAATATCTGGCATAATCAGCGTATCTGAGAAATGAACCACCTCTTATATACCACCTGCGTCTTAATTCCTCTGTATTGTCGTCCCCTATCACTAGACTATCCATAGGTTTTACATATAGTTGATGATTATGACCTAAGAAGAATACATCTCCTTCACTATATACAGCCGCCATTCTATCTAATTCTAAATCCCCATTCTTACCACCTGCTTTACCATGACCTGAAACAAGGTTATAAGATACTCCACCTACATTTATTCTTGTATAACCGGGCATCCTATAGTATGGGACTCCTAGCTCTTTTGCTAATACTTTACAAACATCGAAGTCTAGAATATTAAAAGAACGTAAGTAATCATGGTTACCACCTCTAATAAACAAACATTTATCTTTTATAGGTTCTACCAGTCTTACAAATTCTAAGTATTGTTCTTCTGGTGGTATATCCTGACCTCTTTGATTAATTTTATAATGAGGAGGGATTAACTCTAATAAATCACCATTACCAAACCATTTAGCATCATCATCTTCTGCGATAATTTTAACAGCTTCTTCAAACTTTTTAAAGTCATGCTCCACCGCTCCTACATGAACATCAGTAAGCCCGTGTATTCTTAGTTCTTTTTTTGCAGATACTTCTAATATATCACCCGGCTCTACATATTTTAATTCCTGCAAGACATTAACATCTACTTGTATAGAAAAATATCTACTGCAATCTGAGCATCTAAATTCCTGAGTCCTATTACCAGTTTTTAATACTTTGGTACCATTTTTCTTCGTATTTAATGAATTACATTTAGGGCATCTCATTAGTAATCTCTCCGCTTAATTTCTTTTGCTCCCTTGTGGCCCCTTCAATTTCATCAGAAGTGAATCCTTGAAATACTCCAAGAAGGCCTGTCTCTTTTTGTTTTATTGTATTGCCTGAAGTACCGACAATCTTACCTAACTCTTTAATAGATTGTAAAATAATGTTATCGTCTTCACTAAAATCTGCAAGATTTTTTAATTTACTAAGGACATATTCATGGTCTACACCCATACCCTTAGCTACATCAAGCACTGATTTCTCTATTTCTTTCATTACTCTCTCCTGTTTAAGTAGTATTGTTGCCTTCTTTCTAGCTTTCTGATTAGACATTTCATTGTATGCAGTTTTATAAGCCTCTACCGCACCTAAACCTACAACAATATTAGTAGCAAATTCCTTTTCTTTATTAGTCACTTCTTTTCTTTTGTAAACACGATTAGAAGTATTCTTTATTTTAGTAGAGAATGTATATCTATTTGGATGATTATCAAAGTCTGTATCCATTTTAACATTAGGGCGATTTAAGAAACTCCCCACTATAGTCCTTACCCACCCTTTTGCGAATTTATAATTCTTTCTATCTGAATGATGTTGTACACTATTCGATACTTTTATTAGTTGCACTATTCTGTCATCATCAGAATACACCCAATCCCCCTCATTTGCAATCCTCCAATCTGGATGAACTACTGTATTTGGGTACTCTTCTCTAAATTCATCTATATCTTCATAGACGAAATGCTCTACACCTTTAATTGTTCTTTTTTCTGGCATTTAGTTTTTCTTGGATTTTTAAATCACTTATCTGCAATACAAGATTATCAATTAATGAACTGACATCTTTATGTATCATAAACACATCTCCATCTATCTCTAATGGAATCATCTCTTCTGAAAGGTTTTTCAACACAGCCTCTTGAGTCTTAATGGGTAAGTCTGTTAGTTCTTCTATTAAATCGGCCATAGCTATTTTTTTATACATACCTTTTATTTTCCCTGCCCTACCACCCTTTAATTTAAACTATATGTCAAGTTTGCCCAAGTTATATTTACTAAAAAATTTGTACTATTTTGATGTGTAGCCTTTTATACCATACCACCCCCTAGTCGGGGGATTTCGTATATACGAATTTTAGTTATATTTCATTTATATTAGAATAATATAATAATATAATTAACAAAGGAGGTCATTAACATGACTGAAGCACAGAATACTAAGCGTGAATATTATAAGAAGTTAGCATCTCAAAGGCGTGATGAGGCTTTGAAGAAGTCATTCAAGGCTGGCAATAAGAGAGCATACATAATGGGTGTGTCTGTTCCTAGTAAGCGTGACATCATGAGTGAATTGAGAACAGACCTTATGAACATCAATCAGCAATGTGTTGGTGAAGGTCTTGACCCTATATTTCAGGATGAAGAAGAGCAGGAAGTTAAGCTACCCACTCCTGTAGAATAATTTAGTTTAATGATGGACGGGCCCCAGGTGATAGAGGGGCCCATTACCCTTTATTATACTATTATTATGTTCAATGCTTTAAAGCTTGCCATATAACGGCTTGTTTATAACAATTATGCTCATATGTATGCAATATATTCATATTAGTATCAAGTATTGTATCCACTTGGGCATTAACCATTTGAAAGAGGTATGGTGATAAAGTACACATCTTTGTTGTAGGTGATAAATTCTTTCCCCCTCGTTCATCGATGGCACAAAGAGCCTATAGACATATCTCTTTTAACAAAGGTTATCTTGAAGTGGCAATCCCATTTCTTAAGTTGATAATATAGCAACGGGTAACCTAACCACTCTTAACCATTAATTAATAAGGAGTCTATCTTCATACATTTTATTAAAAGGCACCTTGTGTGTCGTAAGCTCGAATATTTACTTCGAGAAATAGTGTTCTGCAAACAGTGTTGCTCAGGTATTAACCAACCTTTACAGGAATTATGTCGCAAAACTCTTGATATTATTAAGACAGATGTAGACCATACGGACTGGCGTAGTCAATTTGATGACGATGGTTGGGATAACTACTTTGATGAAGGACATGAACAAAGGGATGAGTGGTAAATATCATTTGTCCTATTAACCATTTATTAATAAGGAGTCGGTAATGTGGGTTAGAATCAAAGGAATATTATACAATTTATCATTAGTACAGAGTATAGATTTTAATGCTAAGTCTCATTCTATACAGTTATTCTTTACTGGTGTTGTTCCTTATGCTAATAATTATAGGAATGATAGTGCTTGGATAGAATTTGATAATAATGAAGATGCTTTGTTAGCATATAAACATATCATTAGAACTATTGATATTCCACAGCTGAAACAGGTGCGTTTCCACGATTAAATAGT